CTATATTCTGTAGTTGGTTGCCATGTAACGACGATATTAAAAGCCTTAGCATCGGCCGTATTGTATGAAGGATTGCCAATAGCGAAGAAGTTTGAATTCCACACGCGGCGAAGTTCATAAGGTAAAAAACCACCGCCATCAGTTTGAATTTCAAGTGACAATGAAACGCTAGTGCCGGTTATATCGCCGTTAGTAGTATTTTGCTGTGATAGCTGTGGCACTGATACAGTCACACGCACTGATGACGTGTTAGTGTTTGTTATTGTACGAACTACAGGGCTAGCTGCTACGATCTCAACACCTACTGGCGTTTCTGATTCAGCACCGGCAAACCCGTTAATGTAAGTCTGAGCTTGCGTACCATTACGCCCATCAACTGTAATGCCGGTAAAGTTAAATGAGTTGTCCGCATTTTGTAACGGTGTTTGATCTAAGTAGATTGATTTTAACCCATCTACTAATCCATCAATCTCGCCCTCACTAATCAAGTCTAATACGTTGGCATATTGCCTAGAACGTAAGCTGTCAGGAGATTCAACGGCAACACGCGCACTAGCACCGCCTCCACCTTTACCACCACCACCACCTGCACCAATAATATTTTTCATAGTTGTGTCACGCTTAACCCTGTAGATATAACTTGTGATCCTACCCTAAGCCGTCCGTAACATACCGGCACTGGATTGCCTTGACCTGTAGTATTGATAGCCCCTGCGAAAGCGTATGAAGGAATATTCTCCGGACTCTCACCATTATTTATTTGTGCTTTAGGTGGAGCAAATAGCATCTGAGAAACACCACCAAGCATTAAAGAGAATCCAATAGATGAAGCAATCGCACTAGCGTTAAGACTAAATGAACTCATAGCGCTAAAATAAGTAGCGCCAGGAATATAGAATGAAGCTGCTATCAATGCAGCGCCAAGCACTACTTTACCTAGTCCACCCTTACCGGCAATAACTGGAATAATCTTTAGTGTTTTTGATGTGCCTAAATGTATGCGTTCTAAATCACTTCGATTGTCTTTACCAGCCAGTAATTTATAATATGCTTGCCCATCTTTAATAATATCATTCTTAAAGTCTGCAAAGTTAGCACAAAATGCGCGGATAGCTTCTGCCGGAGTTTTAACGTCAAGTTTATGATCTTTGCCATACTTATCGGCTAAATGTCCATATAAAGTTACTGCTAACATAGTGACTTGTGCCTAACTATTATTGATGTAATCTTGCGCCAATATCCACCGTAAACATCACGGCTAGAAGCTCTATTCATTACATGATGTAAAATTATATTGTCACCTAAATAAATGGCACAATGATTAGGAACTGGACTTGCTACCTGCATAATGATTATATCATTTACTTGTAGATCATTCACTTTAATAAAGCCAGCATCAGCGTAATTTTCAAGATATAAATTATCACCTTTAGACCACCACTCACTTTGTCTTTCATAGTCTTTTATATCTAAGTTAAGCTCATGCTTGTAATAGTCAACCAGCATAGCGTAGCAATCAGTAACGCCATGGACAAACGGTCTGCCAATAAATGGCGCTACATAACCTGTAGGCTCAGTCCATGTATGCGTATTAAGCGGATAATTAACAATCAAAAACGGTAGATTGTTTTTCTCTATTGATATTAAATCAGCCTGACTAGGTTTTGGACTAATGCCAATATGAGAATGAACGACCGCTAATACTTTATACTTATCTGATATGTCAGCGAATTCAACCGCATCTATAATAAACTCGTTCTCTCCTTGCGATATGTTAGCGCATGGAACGTAGAAGTTTTTACGCCTATGCGATACTATCAAACCGCATATCTCTCTATGTGGCGACACGTTAACGTGCGTCTTAACGTCATTTAAAATTGATTCTGTAACGATCATATTATCGTATCAATGATATGGCAGGGAATCCGCCAAATGGTAAAGTAGTGTTGACAAACCTTAACTGGCATGAATTTAAACGCTTACCGCAGTCATCGGCGTTAATGTCTGCTGTAGGCACGTCATTCTTATCAGCTACAGCACCACCGGCATAACTACACTCAGCGCTTCTATACTTCCATATACAAACATTCTGAATACATTGCCGCTTAGGTATAAATTGCCCGTCTAAATCTAAAGCGCTAGTTAGCTCCCATTCAACATATATTTTATTCTCGCTAGCCTTGCGATCAATGTACCAAATCTCATCATCTAGCGCAGCGTTAGGATCAGCGGTTGGATTTACTCCGCCAGTGAAGTTAACAGCGTCTAAATACTTTAGAAAAGTCCGGCGACGTATGAATTTAGCTTTAACTAAATCCTGATTGCTTCTAGCTACAGCGCCAATCAACCCATCAATGTTAGCCACTTTCAATGTCGGTCTTGGCTGTGTTGCATTTCCGCTTAACTCGAATCCTTCGGCCTCAATAGGGAATCTAGTATAAGTAACTCCATTAAATACAACGTCACCGCCTAATTCATTTATGCCGTTATGAAAGTTTAGAACCTCGGCAATACCTATAGTGTTTAAGTCTAGCTCGAATAGTTCAATTAGATTAGATAAGCCAGCGGTTTGAATTTCAGATTGAATAGTCATTCAAATACCTGCTCGAAAGTAGCTTGCAAAGTAAAAGTGTCTATTGTATCGCGTGACAAGTTCCACTCCCTACATAAGACTTTAATCTCACTAGCGCCTTGCGGAGTCCATGTGAAATTAGTTGACCCGTTCTTTAACTGTAAGAAAGCATCTATCGCCATGATGTTAGTCGCGCTATCAGTAAATATCAAACCCCATATTTGTTTCTGCGTGTTGATTCCGTCAGGTATTCTTTGCTCGTAACCGTCACCAAACTGCGCCATTAAAACGCGCGGCTTTGTAGATTTATTAGCTCCGTATAATGGCTGATAATTAAAGTCACTCATGTTAATAAACCGCCTTGTCTTTTCTGTCTAAGCATCTCAGCTTGTACAGTTGTTTTAATAGCATTGCCAAGCTGTTTGCCAAATGAAGTATTTGATTCAAAGCTACCACCGCTAGCATCTACATTAACGCTAACTGTTACACTTCCATTAGAGCTAGGTGTTACTGTTCCGTTACCGCCCATGGTTACAACCTCCGGCCCATATTCACCGACTAAATAGCTTTTACCACCTTGAACGTCACCACCTTGAGCGCGACCACCGCCAAACATGCCACCTAATAAGCCAGCTATGCCACCGCTTGAGCTTGAGAACGCATCACTTGCGCCTGAAACTAAAGGCTCGAATAATGACTTCTGCAAAGCCAACCTTGCCAAGTCTTTAAGCATAGAGTTTACCATGTCACTAAATGACCCTTTAGTGCCAAATATAAAGTCAGTCATTGCACTAGCGCCATCTCTAGCAAATCCATCAATAGCATTTTTTAATTCATCAAATCCAGTCTTGCCTTTATCAGCAAATCCCAGCATCTCTTTTTGTGCGTTAGCTGATGCAGTTGCGAATTCTTCTGCTGTTAATCTACCCATATCAAACATTTCACCAAGCTGTTTAATAGCTACTGTATATTCTCTTAATGGATCAACTGAGTTTTTAACACGCTCAACTTCTGCGTTAAATTCTTTTTGTTTAGAAACTGTTTCAGATATTATTAATCTTTTTTCTTCTTCACGATCTGCAAGCATATCGAGTTCTTCTTGATTTCTAAACTCTATAATTTCCTGTTCAAAATTAATTTGATCTTGAAGGTCTTTTGTTTGCTCATCGATTGATTTTTTCTTAGCTGCTGTTATCTCTCTTGCGGCTGCTTTTTGTGCAGCCAATTCTTCAGATGTAGGCATTACAATCAATGGCTGATTGATCTTTCTAACTGGGCTTTGAGAAGTTGGATTCATTATCCCATCAAGCCGTGCCTTCTCTATCCCTAACTCTTTAAGGCGAAGAATCATCGCATTGATCTCTTCGTCTGTGTAAGGGACTAGACCACCACCTGTTAGGGATTTTTTACCTCCGCCCAACTTGCCTTGAATTCCTGCCAATTCACGGTTTATAGAAACTAGACCTTTTCTAGCGTCATCCATCTGCTGTGTCGCATAATCTAACCCAAGAATATTGGCCATTACTCCGCCCATGCCAATCCATACTCCGTAAAGCAGTCCGCTTTCTTTTGTTGCTTCTGCCATTGCATTTGTAATCTCTACTAATGCTGGCGTTAGTCTTGCAGCAGATACTA